ACCTGGTAAACTTTACACACAAGGTTGGCATAGAGTGCTTTGTGATGAAAAAGCAAACGAGAACGGGTACGATGTAGAGGAAGGCGCAACCGGGTTTATGAAAGAAATTTTTTAAAATGAATTTATCTAAGTTTTACGCTTTAGCTGTTATTGTGATTATTTTTATAGGGTTAGTGCTTTATAGTGTTTTATAAATTATGAATAAAAAAATTGTAGAACAAATTTTAATGAATAGTAAGGTGTTATTTAGAGTTAATGATGAACAACATTTTAAAATACCCATACGAGAAGGCACAATAGTGGATATTTCCCCGAGCGAGAAATTTATTAAAATAAAAGAATATAGTAAAGATATGCCCGCATGGTACGATGTTGAAGGAATTGAATTTCTTGAAAAGTTAAATCAAAATTCAAATATAGTGCCTATGGATACTCTTGAAACTGTGCATTCTGATTCTACACTTTTTCTTTTAACTGAAACTGATACTATAGATAAATAAAAGTGCTTCAAGAATTTTTTCAAACTGTAAAAGAGAATCAAACTCTCTTAGCAGCTTTAGGTCTAGGTAGTGCTGGGATAATTACTTTTTGGTTAAAAGATGTACCACGTCTCATTTTACAACTTTTAAAACGAGAGCTTACAACGTCTTTAACGGTTACTAATCAAAATATTGCATTTTATAATATTTTAAAATGGGTTAGTGTAAAATATAAAAATAAAAATTTTCGTTACTTAAAATTAACTAATGGTAAATGGGGTGAAGAAAAAGAAAACACTCTCTCTATAGGGTACGGTACCCATTTTATGTTTTATAAATATCACTTTTGGGTGGTACGCATGGTTAAAGAAGAAGCAAATCAAAGTTATCACGATAAAGAGTATATAGAAATAACAAAGCTTGGTAGAGATAAAAAGATATTTGATGTTTTTTTAGAGGATGTTAGAGTATGTGAAAACGATAAAAACGTCGTAAAGCTGTATAGGTTTAACGAGAATTGGGAATATATTCGAACACAAAATAAGCGTTCTTTTGATACTGTTTTTATAGAAAAAGAAAAAAAAGACCTCTTACTAAAAAGAGTAGATAAGTTTATTACAGGTGAAGATTGGTATATTAAAAATGGTATACCGTATCAATTAGGAATACTGCTTTATGGTCCGCCTGGTACAGGTAAAACAAGCATAATTAAAGCGTTAGCATCTTATTTAAATTACCCAATCTACAATATACAAACGAGTAAATTTTTGAAGATAGAAGAGGCTTTTGAATCATTAAGCGAAAAATGCCTTGTAGTTGTAGAAGATATAGATTGTCAAAAAGCTACACACACTCGAGATGAAGAAAACGGAGAAAATGATACTCCAACTTTATATAAAAATAAAAACGGTGACACGGTTTCAGCGATTGGTTTAGCGGAAATTTTAAATGCTTTAGATGGTGTTTGTAATACAGATGGTAGAGTGCTTGTTGCAACAACAAATTATATTGAAAAATTAGACTCTGCTCTAATCCGACCGGGTAGGTTCGATATAAAAATAAAGGTAGATTACCTTAATAGTGAAACATTCTCACAGTTTGTAAAAAGATTTTTTCCAAATGAATGTAGTAATCATATTAATGATATTGCAATAAAAAATAATATCCCAATGTCGGTATTGCAAGAAATGCTGATCTCCGGCTCAACATTTAAAGAGTTTGTAGAGGTTGTAAGCGAAAAATAAAAAGCTTGCTTTATATGAGTTTAAATAGTATAATTATAATACACAATTTAAAGGATGAGAATAAAAATACCAAACGAAGAAGATGGTTTTCGGGTCTCTTCTTGTGAGTTTTGCGGTGTAAAAGGTAAAATAATTATTCCAGGTCTAGATGCAAAATGGAATAAAAATAATTTATTTTATCGATCATTAATTGTAGACGAAGAAGGTAGTGTACTCTCATCAGGCTGGCCAAAGTTTTTTAATCAAAATGAAAAACCGGATTGCTACCCATCCCCGGAAATATATAAAGATTGGTGTATACAAGAAAAATTAGACGGTTCATTATTGATAGCTGATTATGTAAATGAGCAGTTTAATATGCGAACACGCGGTACAGCTTCGTATGTTACTCAGGAAAACGCTAGTGATTTTGAGCAATTAAGAAAAAAATACCCTAATGTTGTTTCATTTTTACAGCACAACTCACATATATCGTTATTGTTTGAGATAGTTACACCAAATAACGTTATAGTTATTAGACCTAAAGAAATTGAATTTTATCTAATAGGGGCTATTAATAAAATCGGTATGAATGTTATTAGTTCGTCAGATTTAACTGAAATTTGGAGACTAATAGGGTGCCCTCCCGTTCCAAGAGTATATCAGATCGAACAATTGCAAAAAATAAGCGTGGTTGCAGAGATGGTTAAGTCGTGGAAGAACGCTGAAGGAGTTGTCATATCCTACAATAATAATCAGAATAGAATAAAATTAAAATCAGATTGGTATTGTTGGTTACATAGAATTAAATCTCAACTAAGTTCGGAAAGTAATTTAATTGAATACTATGTACAAAACAGTATGCCGGTTTATGAAGTTTTTTATGAGAAAATTAAAGCGGAGTTTGATTTTGAAATCGCTGAACAATTAAAAGATACGCTTATTAAAATTACTAAAGCTGGAGAGCAAGTAAATAAAGTTATTGAAGATATGAAAGATTTTGTTCACAGTATAAGAAAAATTGAAACACGTAAACAACAAGCAGAGTTTATTACCACCGCATACAAAAACACGAACCGTACCCAGTTCGTGTTTTGCATTTTAGATGGTAAAGAGTTTTCTAACTCTCAGTATATTAAATTATTAGAGCAATTTTTAACTTAATTTTAAGTATTACTCTTTTGTTTTATCACACTTAAAAATTGCTTGATCGCAGCCTCAATATCTTCTTCATTTTCTGTTATAGCTGGATCGTAACTATTTGCAATTAATTCTTTAATTTGAGCTTCAAGGTCTAGAGGTGTTAAAGAATCTTCTTCTTCGCCATCAACGTTATGTCTTGAAACAGAAGTTTTAAAACCTTCAACATTTTCTGGATCAAAACCATCTTCTCCAGCAGGAAAGCCAGATTTTACTTGTGGGGATGTGTAATTATAATTTTTATCACGTTTTATATTTTCAATATCTTTTATTTTAATATTTTCAGATACCGATTTATACAATTTATCGAAGTTATTCATATCTATTATATTTATTTATCTTTAATGTAAATAAATGGCACTCTCAACGGGAATCGAACCCGTAGTCTTCTCCGTGAAAGGGAGATGTGTTAACCGATTACACCATGAGAGCTTAGAAAGTGGAGCCAACGGCGGGACTCAAACCCGCAAAGGATTTTACTCCATACCCGATTACAAATCGGGGCCGTTATCAATTCCGGTCACATTGGCATAAAAAAATAGCGGGCCCGAGAGTTGAACTCGGATTGCATGCTTATGAGACACGCCAGACCACCCGGCCTTGCCACCCGCGATATGTTTATTTATTTAATACAAACAGCTTTACAAACAACCTTACCGTCGTTTTTAATAGGTGTCTTTGTAACGCATCCTGTGAAGTTAAGTAAAACAGTTACTGTAAGTGCAATAATAATAATATTTTTCATGACTAGTAATTATACATGTTTTTAAGATTATTTCAACGTAAAATATGTATAAATACAACAATATGGGGTTTAACCTACCGAGTCAAGATTTTTTAAAAATTTTAACATATTCGAATTTATATGATACGTATAAAATGGGCAGAGCTGGATTCGAACCAGCGAAGGCGTAAGCCAGCGGATTTACAGTCCGCCCCGTTTGGCCGCTTCGGTATCTACCCGGAAAGATAAAGTGGCTCCTGGAGTAGGGTATGATCCTACAACCACCTCATTAACAGTGAGGCGCTCTACCAATTGAGCTATCCAGGAATTGACTTTAATTATTATAAATTGTGTAAGAATCAAGCTCGTACATAATTAATATATTATTAGCTTTCAAAATAAATAGTGCCCCCGGAGGGATTTGAACCCCCAACCAACCAGTTATGAGCCGGCTGCTCTAACCATTGAGCTACAAGGGCAATAAAAGTTTTTTTGCTCGGAGGATGGCTGTGATGTCACTCGAAACACCTTATTAAGCACCATCTCGCTTTCGAGGCACCGAAATAGATTTATATCTATTCTCCGAGCAAAAAAAATAGTTAAAGAAAATTGTTCGGGCTGGTCGCTACACCAGCTTCTGATTTCAATCGTCTCTCAATAGACGCTATCGGTGCATCTTTAATAAATTTTTGCAAAAATTTATTAAAAGAGTCAGACATACCCTTCTGTTTAGCGTGTCTCTTATGATTAACCGTGCTTTCCAACTGTAATCAGTCTGTGAGAGGTTCATTGCTTTCCACGCTGCCGAACAAAAAAATTGGTAGTCGAGGAGGGACTCGAACCCTCACGGTTGTTAAACCAACGGATTTTAAGTCCGTTGCGGCTGCCATTACGCCACTCGACCAAAAAATTGGTGCAAGGTACTGGAATCGAACCAGTGCTCGGCCCTCATCTAGG